CATTGGTTAGATGCAATGTTCTTGCCATTAGTTGTACTCCCAAAATGCTGGTTCACAGATTTTCTCACATAATGTGTCATAATCTGTTTGAGATTCTTCATTAACCCAACCCATATCATTGAAAAATGATACCATTTCTACAAGTACAGATTCTTCTGCCTCGGTGATGGTTAATGTTCTTTGAGATTCACTCATAGGGATTAATTGTGCGATGTACTTATTATAGTGATGTGAACCACTAGCGTGAAGTAGTCTTGTGACAGTTTAGGAACTGACCCAAGACTTTGATGATAGGAAGTTTAATCGACTAAACTTCTCACGATTGACCAATTTGAATGTACCATACTTATTCCACATAACATAACCTTCACCATCTATCTCATCATTGTCATCATACGTTGTAAACCAAGCATCATTAGTACATACACTAAGTGCATCCTCTTTTATATTCTTTACTAACTTCCATAATCTCATCAAATTAATGTCAACATTATGAACATCAGATATTATTGCCAATTCCTTCTCAGTAAAGTCATTACCAACTCTAATACAATGATTAATGGTCTTTTTAATGGTATTACTCTTTGCTACCGTCACAAAATCAACCATTTGTGCCATTTGTTTTGCAAACGCTAAGTATTCTCTAATCTCATCAGTAATATTATACTGTGAGTTGCATTGCACGAATAAAACATTGTCATAATCACTAAACAGAGTATGTTCTAATGGTTTTGCAACAGTATGAAATGCTAATGTATTACCAGCACCCATAAGATCATAAACTGTATGAGGTGCTACGATTATATTATGATTAATCTTATGTGGGAAAAGATAACCTATAGTATTAGGTTTGTACCAGTCATCACCACCAAATCCTATAAAATCACCCTGATAAATGGTATGAGTTCTTGACAGATTCTCAAAACAACTTATTAATATCTCTTGTAATTCCTCATTAGGATGATTTAATATAATATCATCAATCGACTCATTTATTTTCTTTCTTACCTTATTGAATACACTTTTAGTACCTACAAAGAAATTACCAGTTTCAGGGTTAGTTCCCCATACTATTGCTGGAGATCCATCAATTTTAAGTGATATTTTACTATCAGTTTCAGTGAACCAATCTAATACAGATAGATCACCTGTTAGGATAGAATCTTCAGGATGTTCGATGTGAAGTAATTGCATTTTAAAGAAGATGACGTGGTAGTGTATTGTTAAAGTAAGTATTATCTAACCAAACGCCCCATTTATCAAACGCATACTGATTATATAGTGTTTTTTCCTCTGAAAATGCCTCTATTTCATGTGGTTGCTTCAAATATTCTATTTCAGATATATTCTTACCTTTCCAATGAAATTTACCACTCTTCATTTTCAAAGTTCCCTTTACCCATTGGCGTAAATGAACCAATTCATGCAATAGAGTCCTGATATAGGTTTCTTCATCCATATTGGATTGTAACTCTATCTCAAAGTCTCTAGGATTATGTGAAGTGCCTATCCAATCACAATAACCAAGTGCATCCTCTCTTATCATACCACGATGATGAACTGTAACATCAAGATGATGACGTGGTAAGAATTTGTTTATAAACCAAGTGGTAACACTCTCACACCTGCGTTTAGAATAACCGTATCCACTATGACCGATACGACTTTTGTTCCCCAATGTAGTGTCCATAAGAATGAAGAAATAAACAACAGTTTTTGAGTTCCAGTCATATTATTACTCATGCCTCTACACCCCACTCATACTTTTCTACACTCTCTCTACAACATAAACAAACTAATGCTGACCAACTAAAATGATATACTTTGTTGGTTTGAGAGCAATGTGGACACTTAATCCACTTACCATCTACCCTTGATCGGGTGCGTGGTGTAATAGGTTTGAAATTCATTTTAATGGTGATGTGGATTGTAAACCGTTAAAACTATCATAGCAGATACAATAGCACAAATAGCGAATAGTGCGATAAGATGTAACATTTAATCCTCCTGTTGTTTTTGTGCTTGACACTCACAGGCATCAAGTAAAGGTTCTAATTTAGATTGAAGACTATTAAGGTCTTCCCTATATTCAGGATCAAATCCTAAATTACCATTACCATCTAAATCATACTCCTGTAAGAGATGGAGAATTAGCCCCATCTCATCTTTGTTTAGATTTACAAGCATAGTGATTACCTCATGTAAAGATAACCACCTGCCCATCCACAGTTGCGTGGATCAAGCACATACTCACGATCTCTAATAAGTCTTAGATCGTATCTAACGTGCTTTGCTGGAGATTTCCATGATGCTGCTTTGTAAACTTCACCTGTATGCTTGTTGACAAATGCGTGAACACCACCACTTCTCCACTCTTCTCTACGGTCATCCCAATCGTTTGAGATAATCTTATGGTACTTTCTACCACTTTCTATGGTAAATCTCATTCCTTTGAATGTACCATCATTTAAGGCATCTAATTGCTGTTGTGCGTAGCGTGATAGGTCTTGTCTCTCTCCATCAGCATTAAACCTTGCAGCATTAGATTCAATCATTCTTCTGTGATACTGCCTGTAATTTTCAGCAAGTGAATCACATAATTGCTCTGTCCATCTAAGGACATTATCTTGGAGACTACCAATGATTCTGTCTCTCTCTTGTCTTGTAAGAACCGTAGGCATTTGAATCTCCCTTGTTGTGTATGTAATTATTATAATGCCCCCAACAGGAGATGGGGGCATGTTTGTGCCAGTTTATAAAGCGGTCTCTTGTACCTCCCTCAAATCATCAAGAACTGCTAGAACATCTGCTGCTGTGTCTGCGTTCTCAAGTAGGAACTCCGCAAAGTTGTAAGAAACTGCGTTAGATGAATCAAATGACATAATAAAAAGTAGTGTCGTTTACAAAGGGGTGTTGAGAGAGTGGGGCAATGATCTGGGTTTCACCCATGCTGCCCAAATTTACCCATAGGGAATCGCTTACACCTGAACCCCCAAACTTAATCGGGGCTATGGAACCACATATCTCTCAATAGGGTATTGGACTTACATAAGAGTATCCATTTATGTCCAAAGGACTAGGAATTGCTTAATGCCAAGTGATCTTATTATAATGGATGTGGGTGGAAGATCAACCACCCTTGTGCCAGTTATTGAACTGTCTCTCTAACTGGGTAGTCTGCTGGAATGTCGAGTATTCTACCCTTCACTCCATCACCATACTGACCTATATCATAGCAAGTCCACTCACCATTGTCAAATAGGTAAGCATACTCACCATCTGTGTACTCTGTTTGGTCAAGAAACTCAGTAATTGACTCAGAGATCTTTGGTGGGCAGTCCTCACCCCTTTCTGAGTAGTATGTGGGGGCAGATACTTCTCTCTTCCCTTCTTCAGTACTATAATTGTAATCCCATCCATACTCAGAGTCACAAGAAGACATATCTCCACCATCAATTAACTTTTCAACCTTCTCTCTTGTGTTAAACTTCTTATTGAGAGTAACACCTAACCATGAAGGATAACCATCCCAATGATGATACACAGAAATGATTTGATCCTTTAACTGTAATCCAATGCGAGAGCGAGTTCCCATTGTAAGAAAATTGTAAATGAATGGTGAGAGAAACAAAAAGAGGCGATTACGTGTTCATTTTACCCCAACGGTAATGTCCTGCTTGCTGTCGGTATCCTGAGCATATCCAATTAAGGAGTCTGGTATCGAACTGTCAGGTAGTTAGGAACCTCTTTTGTTTCCCATGTGCTTATTATAGTACCTGTTCAAGTGGATTCAACCACTCTTGTGACACTTCTTCAACTGCACACCGTCTAGTTGCTATATCAGTATAGTGTTTGCTAAGATCAATACCAACGAAGTCTCTATCATTTTGAACTGCTGCCACACCTGTAGTGCCTGATCCACAGAAAGGATCTAATACAGTTGTACCAGTAGGAGCATACACTCTAATTAGATATGCCATTAGATCAATCGGTTTAACAGTTGGATGATCGTTATCACTTCCCTTCTCTTTTCGGGTTGCTCTAGGGGCATAGAAATACTTCTGGTGTTCACTTTGAACCTCACCAACTATATTTGATGGGTATCTACCATTAGGATTAGCATCAACCGTACCATATTCTTTACCACCACCTGTAGTGTTACCTTCTCGACCAAATGTTCTACGTTTAGCACCACCCTTCACCCATCCTTTTGGTGGTTCCTTCTCCCATTCAATTCTAGTTGTATCAGTATCAATTAATCCACATCCCCATTTCTCGAAGTTACTCTTTAATGAACCTAGATAAGGTTTCTGAGCAACAACTATAGGTTCATGGGCAGGTTTCAATCTATTATGTTTTGGCATCTTAGTTGTAGTCATCCACATGATCTGATCTTTAATAATAAAACCAGCATCCTCTACATTACATGCTAATCTATGATATAAC